ACTAGACCAGATTACAGTGGCCCAGAACGCTTTTACAAACTCATTGATACAATCTGTTAAAGGTGAAGAAGAGCCTAAAGAAGAAAAGGCTAGCTAATGTTAGGTGCATCTGCTCTATCTGAATACGCTCTATCGGATCAAAGTATTCTATTAGCAGGTGTATCCGAAATGAGCGGTATTGCCTCGTCTGCAAATGCAGGTGTAGGTATAATGTCTGGTATCTCTTCTATGAGTTCGACTGCCACTCAGTCAGCAAATGCCATTTACATTAGTGCTGGTGCAAACTCAGATCTGGATTTTAATTTCACAGAAACATCTGCTGGAACAAGGATTCAAACAGATTCAGCTGATATTGAGTCTGCATTTACAAAAACATCAAATGGTATTATGATAGGGTCAGGCGTTGCTTCCAGTGATTTTAATTTCTCACAAGCATCTCTTGGTGATATACTGTTTGAAAATATAAATGCAAGTGCAACACCTGAAACATATACCACTATTACACCAAGTGGAACAGAGGCATGGACAGAAATAACACCGACTGGTTCGGAAACATGGGCAGAAACAGAAATATGAGGCAATAATGGCTAGTACATATACAAATAACAGTGGTTTAGAAAAGATAGGTTCTGGTGAACAAGCGGGAACCTGGGGGGTTACTACTAATAATAATTTAGACATTATTGATAGAACTGTTAACGGTGTTCTTAGTTTATCGATTTCTGGGAATACAACGCTGACAGCTACAGATGGTACTTTATCTAACGGACACTATAAAGTCATAACTTTAACGGGTAGTCCTGGTTCAGCTTTTACAATAACAATAGATCCTAATGATCAACAAAAATGGTACATATTTAAAAACAGTACTGGTCAGACAGCCACTATACAACAAGGCGGTGGATCAGGAACCACGATCACTGTAGCTAATGGAGCTACAAACATAGTTTATGCAGATGGTACAGGATCAAATGCCAATGTAGCTAAAGTTCCTACTGATTTGGTTAATGATACAACACCACAACTTGGAGCAGACCTTGATACGAATGGTAATGCTATTTTATTTGGCTCTAGTAAATGGGCAATAGAACTAGATACTGGTGATAATGACCTTCTTTTTAAGTATAACGGAACAACAGTCTTTAAATTAGCATCAAGTGGTGCGGTAACTTCAGCGGATAACATAACAGCTTTTGGATCTCCATAATGACTTTAGCGGCTTCGGGTGCAATATCAGCTTCAGATATAAGAACTGAATTTGTTGGTGGCAGTGGAGCCGTTGACATGGCTAGTTATTATCGTGGAGCAAACACAAATGTAAGATCTAATGCTGCCAATAATACAGCAACAAATTTGGCAGCTGGTGTTCCTACAAGTGGTGCTATAAGCTTTAATAATTTCTATTCTCAAGCTAAAGGATGGCAGAAAACCTTTTCATCTAATGCCACACAACAGTCTGGCACAGGTATATTTGGTGATGATTACGCAGTAGATTATCCCAAGACTATAATTATAAATGCAGGAATTACTGTTTACAGTACAGCATCTGGCACACCTGCTATTGATTTACCAACTGGTGGTTCTGGTACAATAACAGTAACAAACAATGGCAATATCTATGGGCAAGGCGGTGCTGCTAACTCAGATGGTGGAACTGCTTTAAAGGCAGATGTTGCTATAACATTAAATAACAATAGTGGTGCCAACCTTAAAGGTGGTGGAGGCGGAGGCGGAAATGGTGGTGCTGGTGGTAAAGGAAGTGCCAGTGATACTGCTACAATATCTAATGTGACAGATAAAGTTGGCGATAAGCCAGATTTTGTCCCATATTCTGTGCTAACTCAGTTTGGTCCCAGAGCATGGTCTGGAATTGGTTCAGGTGAATGGGGATTAAATATTTCTGGTAACCCAGTGCAATCCGCTATCTCAAACAGAGGCCCAATGTGGTTTTCGTTTCAAGTTAATACTTCAGCAGAATATTCTATGTCATCTAATATATCAGATCCTTTTCCAGAAGATGGAAACACAGGTGCCTATGGTCAACCGAGGGTAGATATAAGTACGTCAGAAGATACAGCCAGTCAAGGTCAAGGTGGAGATCTTTATGGTAGTGGATTAAGTTGGAGTGGATTAAAAGCACCATTAGCGGCAAACACTACTTATTATTTTTGTAATTATATGGTTGGTTCAGGTTCAGGTACAGCGTTTTTCTACAATAATATGGATTCAACTTTAAGTCTTTCTGTAAATGTTCCTTCCACAGCAGGAACTGGTGGTGCAGGTGGTGTCGGTCAAGGTTTTGCTCAATCAGCAGGTAGTGGCTCATCGGGTGGTAGCGGTGGAACAAATGCAGGAACTGGTGGTGCAGGTGGTGCAGGTGGTGCATTAGGAGCAGCAGGAAGTAGTGGTTCAACAGGCACAAATGGAACAGGAACTACTATTTCTTATCCATCAACAGCACCAACAGTTGGCTCAACAGGTTCGGCAGGGGGGTCAGCAGGGTATTACATTTTAGGACAAAGTAATGTATCATTGACAGATAATGGTACAGTAGCAGGGAGAATAGGTTAATGCCTATAACTAAGTTAAAATTTAAACCTGGTATTATTTCCGACATAACTTCTGAAAGTAACGAAGGTGGTTATGTTGACGGAGACAAGGTAAGGTTTAGGTTTGGTTTTCCCGAAAAAATAGGTGGGTGGTCAAAGTATACCAGTTCTACTTTTGAAGGTACTGCCAGACGTTTGCATAATTGGGTTACTTTGGATGGTTCTGACTTACTAGGTATAGGAACTAATTTAAAATACTATATAGAAGAAGGTGAAGGTTTTAATGATATAACACCAATAAGAGCAACAACAAGTGCTGGTGACGTAACCTTTTCAGCTACAAATGGTTCAACAACCATAACTGTTACAGACACGGCTCACGGTGCAAATGAAAATGACTTTGTTACTTTTTCTGGAGCCGTTAGTTTAGGTGGTGTTATAACAGCTGATGTACTAAATCAAGAGTATCAAATCACATCTTTGATAAGTTCTAATTCATACGAAATTACATCAAGCGTAGCAGCTAACTCTTCTGATACTGGCAATGGTGGTAGTAGTGTTGTCGGTGAATATCAATTAAATACTGGTTTAGATGTGACTGTAGGTGGTACTGGTTGGGGTGCTGGACAGTGGAGTGGCACAACTAGTAGTGCTTTGGCTACCACTTTAAACGAAGCCTTAGACGCAAGCGAGACAGGCGTTGATGTTGTTGATGAAACAGGTATGAATACAGAAAGCGATGTTGTTTTAATCGACAACGAATTAATGCTTATTACCGCTTCTGCTGATGACAACACAATGACTGTTACTCGTGGTCATAGTGATACTACTGCTACTACGCACAATAATGGAGCTTTAGTTAGATTAGCTAAAGGTAACACATTAGCTACAGATGACTTTGTAGGCTGGGGTAGTGCTGCTTCAATTACTGTTCCTGGTGCACAGATTAGATTATGGTCACACGATAACTTTGGGGAAGATTTAATAATCAATCCCAGAGACGGAGCTTTGTATTATTGGGATAGAACAAATGGGTTGAGCGGCAGAGCCGTAGAGTTAAGCACCCTTTCTGGAACAAAAACGAGTATCCCACAAAGAGCCAAACAAACAATAGTATCCGACCAAGACAGACACGTTATAGCTTTTGGCTGTGATGGATTAAACACAAGTGCTACTGCTACTCAAGGAGACGGGGTACAAGACCCTTTGTTGATTAGATTCTCCTCTCAAGAAAGTCCTCTTGAATGGTTCCCAACAGCTACCAATACAGCAGGTGATCTAAGACTTGGTGGTGGTTCAACCTTTGTACAAGCCGTTGAAGCCAAACAACAGATACTTGTTTTTACAGATAAGACGCTTCATGCCATGAAATTTATAGGTCCTCCATTTACTTTTGGTTTACAAGAACTATCTAAGAACATAACAATTATGAGCCCTTATTCAGCCATAGCTGTTGAGGATGTCGTGTTTTGGATGGGCGTAGATACCTTTTATGGATATATAGGTGGTCAAACAGTTCAGTTGCCTTGTACTGTAAAAGACAAGGTTTTCTTAGACTTTAATTTTGAAGAACGAAACAAGGTTCATGTAGGTGTAAACTCAGAGTTTAGTGAATTAATATGGTTCTATCCATCCTCTAGTAGTACTGAAATAGATCGATATGTTGCCTATAATTACTCAGAAAAATTGTGGTACTATGGCACAATGGTTCGTCAATCATGGCTCGACAGAGGAATTAGAACATTACCTATAGCAACAGGTGGCCAATATTTATATAATCATGAAGTGGGATACGATGATGACGGATCTGCTATGACATCTTTCATTGAATCTGCACCTATAGATATTGGTGATGGTGATAAGTATGTGTTTTTAAGTGAAATCGTACCAGACATCACGTTCAACGGATCAACAAGCGTCAATCCAGATGTAGACTTTACAGTAAAATCTAAAAACTTTTCTGGAGGTAACTTCTTACAAACACAATCTGGTAAGACACAAAGAACAGCAACTAGTCCTGTAGAACAATTTACAGAAAAATTAAACTATCGTTTACGAGGTAGGTCTTTTGCTTTACGAATTGATTCAACGTCCTTGGGTACAAAATATAAACTTGGTACGCCAAGAGCTAGTATAAGAGAAGATGGAAGACGATAATGTTAGTTAGTGCTATTCCTCAATATATTCAAGGTTTAACAAATGCAAAAGTTGACTTAACAACAACTGATGTAACAACCTTATACACAGCCCCTACTGGAGCAGAATCAAATGCTTCTGTTATTAATTCAATATTAGTGCATGACAGCAGTAACAATGGAGATACCTTAACCGTAACTTTAACGGACAAAGATAATAATGTATTTGAGCTTTTTGAAAAAGATGTTGCAGGACACGCAACAGAAGAGATACTAACAAGAGATCTGATATTACAAGGTGGTGATATAATAAAAGTACAGGCAGGAGTGGCTAACAGACTTCTTGTTGTTGCTAGTATACAAGAACTAATTAAGACTAGAATAACAACAAGTGCTATAACACAGATATAGGATTGAATAATCAACAATAAATTGGTATTATAAGCTATGGGTATATTTAGAAACATCACCAAATCATTGAAGAAAGCTGCACCTTTAATTGGTAGTGCTATCGGCATGTATTTTGGTGGTCCATTAGGTGCTTCGATAGGGTCGGGTATTGGGTCACTTGCATCGGGAAGAAGTGCAGAGGAAGCCTTAAAAAATGCAGCACTAACAGGAGCTACGACATATGCTATGGGTGGGAAGGATTTTGGTAGAGATTTTAATTTTAGTACCTCTGGTTCTCCTTTTGCATCACCACAGGCACTCGGTCCAGGAGAGTTCGCAGACACTAACGTAATTAGTTCTATAAAACCAGCAGACACAGGTGGAATTGGGTCATTCTTAAAAAGCATGGTTCCAGAGTCTACTATAGGTAAAGTAGCTTTAGGTGGTGCGGCTTTAGGTTTATTGGGTGGTTTAGAAGAAGAAAAACCTACTGGTGGATTTAATATGAGGCCTGATCCAGTAGGAAGAACCAGATTGGGTACTGGACGAATTGGTAATAAACTGTATAATTTAGATGATCCAGATGAACGTAGACAATACTTTGAGGACAATAGAAAAAGACAAGGTGCTGAAGATATAGAGCTTGCTGCTGGTGGCGAAGTATCAGGCCCCGGAACAGGAACCAGTGATTCAGTTCCTGCAAGATTATCAGACGGAGAATTTGTGGTAACAGCAAAGGCTGTCCGTGGTGCAGGTGGCGGAGACAGAGATGTCGGTGCCGCAAGAATGTATGACATGATGTCACAATTAGAAAGGGTTGCGTGATGGCAGATCCACAAGAAGTCAAACAAGAACAAATTGTAAGGTTAGCTCCTTTCCAAGAAGAATATTTAGCTGATATATTTGCAAGTGCGAAGGCTCTCACGGGTGAAGGCTCACAAATGCCTTTTTCTGCACAACAGTTAGAAGGTCTTTCTGAAGGACAGCAACAAGCTATAGCAAATGCATTAGGTGGTATTGGAGGCTTTCAACCTTATCTGCAAAAAGGTGCAGAAGCCATGGGTCAAGGCATAGGTGCATTAGGCACGGCTCAAGAATACACTGCTGGAGCAGGTTATACTCCAACAGGTTACCAAGAGTTTATGGATCCTTATACAGAAGATGTGATTGCAAGAACTCAACAAGACATCGCAGATAAAGGTACACAACAACAGATGCAAGCACAAGCACAAGCCGTTGGATCAGGTGCCTTTGGCGGATCAAGACAAGCTGTTCTACAAGGACAAATAGCTGGTGATGTTATGGAACAACAAGCTAGAACTGGTGCACAATTAAGATCAGCTGGTTTTCAACAAGCACAACAGGCCGCACAACAGGCCGCACAACAACAATTAAGACAAGCTCAACTAACAGGTCAGTTGGGTCAAACAATAGGTGCTTTAGGAACACAAACAGCGGGCCTTGGTCAATTAGGACAACAGATGGGTGTTCAAGATGTAAATACACTATTAGGTATTGGTGGTCTTCAACAACAACAAGGACAAAAACAACTTGACATAGATCGAGCCAACGCACTTGCAGAACAAGCTCTACCTTATCAACAGGTTGGATTTATGTCTGATATCTTTAGAGGTGTCCCTGCATTACAACAAACCTATTCAACAACTAGATCTCCTGCCCCAAGTACTTCTTCACAATTACTTGGCCTTGCACAAGCAGGTATCGGTGCTTATGGATTAATGAATCAAGGGAAATATGCACGATGATGGATGATCCACTAAAAAGAAAAATGTTTGCACAACAAATTGCTAATCAGTATAGCCAAGCAAGACAACCCATGGGTATTCTTGCATCATCTCCACAGTTGATGGGTGCCGTTCAAGGGTATGCTAATGGTGGTGCAGTTAAAGGGTATGCAAATGGTGGTGTTCAAAAAACAAACATAGATTCTGCGGGTATTGCAGACTTAAACAAAAGAATACAAAATTTACAAATGATGCCAAACGCACAAGGAACTATTAGTATTGTTGCAAACAGAGCAAATCAAAAGTTTGCAAATGTAGAATTTAATCCAGAAACTATGCAGTTTACTATGAAACCAACAGACATGGAAGGTGGAGCACCAGATATAGGTTCGAAGGATGTAATTGGACAAGCAGAAAAACAACAGATTTTAGGTAAAAATTTGAGTACGGTTGAAAAAGAGATAAAAGAAAAAGAAGAAAAAGAAGAAAAATCAAATATTGCACAAGTTGACAATTTTGAAAAAGGTAATGTACAACCATTTGTTCCAGAAGGAGCAGAGATACAAGAACCAGGTGCCGTGATCAATGAAACAAATGCAAAACTTACACAAA